ACTGATTTGTTGCTATCGCTTGAGTTGTAAATCATACAACCTCTAGCTGTTACTGTTGCTGTACTGAATGTTAAATCAGCAAAGTCAGTAAAAGCAGTTGTTCCAGAGCTAGTAGGTGCAACTTTAGTTAAAGCTGATCCACCTGTACTATAACCAGTTCCGCTGGCTTGGCCAGTTGTTGTGAACGAAGTTGTGGTAGCGCCTAATGTAGCTGATGAAGTATACAAAGCTAATTTGTATGCGTCACCATTGGTTGCAAAATTATGATTGCCGAGCAACAGCTCTTTTTTAAAGCTTGTTGTAAGTGTTGATGATATTGCCATAATTAAAATTTCCTAATTAAATCAGCAGCTTCTTTTAAACCTGCTTTTTCTAATTCATTGTTTATTGTAATCCTATCAGATTTTATAGCATTTTGCATATATAGTTCAATAAGTTTTTCTATATTGTCTTTGTAGGCTTGCACCTGTTTTTTTATCTCTTCAGGAGCATCGTCACTAACATGAATCATTTTTTCAATACAACGCTTTGCCCAAAATTCAGTAGAATGGCCACCTTCATCTGTCGTATGTACTTCTATTATTCCTAACTCTGGACCAGCTTTGTAACTCATTACCATTTATTCGGTTCTCCTATTTTGTTTTTTTTAAGATGGCTGTCATGTTTATCAATTAATACAGGTTCTTGTTCTTGTTTAAATTGCTGTACTTGACTTCTTTTTTTTGCAATTAAAATGCCTTTTTCATCGGTTATAACAACCAATGGATCATCAAGCCTGTGGTAGCCATAAAGTTTTTCATGCATAGGAACTGCTGTATCAAGCAAGTAACTTGTATGTGCAACTTCAACTTGAATGCCTTGATTCATAGCTTTGCTTAACCAAAACTCTACAGATGCTCTCCCTGATTCAGCAAAATGAAGATTGCCTTTATAGCTAAAGTCAACTCCAAATAATTTTATTTTTGCAACTTTATTCCAAACAGCAAATGCAACTGCATACGAAACTGTATTATTTAAATAGTGACAACCACATGCACCCAAAACTTCATCAATAGGATATTCAACCAGGCCAGGGCAACGATCATCTAACTCACATGTATAGACTGGGCCTTCATGTTCAGTGAGAAGTTTAGACATACTATTGGTTTGTCCCCCGGCATCATCGGTATCTAAAAATCTAGATGCTGGATCCATCATAAATACTCTGTCATGAAATATAACTGATGCTACTGAATTGATAGCCCAAACCTCATCAAAGTGTGCGCCATGTGATTTTGCTAAATTATAATCAAACCAACTACTGCCCATGCCGACAATAGCCACAGTTTTACCTTCAAGCTTCTTGATTGGTTTCATACTCTCTCTCCTTTATGTAACCGTTGTTCTAAGCGAATCGTATCTATATTCGTCTCTTCTGCCTCTTGCTTCTGCTTTGTTTTTAAGTCTAGCCATTTCTTGTTGAAATCTAGATTCGTATAAATTCATCATATCAGCATCACCTTTCATAAAAGTGTAAGCTTCTACCAAACAACCATACAAGAGTCCATTTCTTGCATGTTCTGATATCCATGTACCAGTTGTATCTGTAACCAATGAATTAGGTTTATAAAGATAATGTAATTCTGTTACATAGTCTTGATCTGGTACTGGAGCTAAAATAATAGTTGATTCCTTTGTTCCTGTATGTAAGTCTTTATCAAAATCTCCATAGTACAAAGGTATTCCACGCGAGCCAGAGTCTGTTGGATCTGGAGCATATTCTTGCATAAAACTAGTATGTTTTTTATCTAAAAAACTATAGTCTCCATTTGATTTGATGACTGCTAATGAAAAAGATAATTCAAAATCATCTGGTGTTGTTAAAAATCTTGAACCAGTTGTCATTAAGCCTTTTACATTTTTTCTAAAATAATCAAACTGAACAAGCTCAAATATTCTTTCTTCTGTATTTTTTATTATATCGTCTAGAGTGCTGACAAATGTGGCTTCACTATTTTGAGTATAGTTTTGAATTAAAGTTTTTAATTCTGATAATGTTACTGGACTGCTCATACTAAGTATTTAATTGGCCACCCATACCTGAGTGATTAGTACAGTAATAATAAAGCGTAGGTGCTCCACTTGCAACTTCTATCTGGGTGTAAGCTCCTGAAGATCCGGGAGTGCCGCTTGTAGTAACGCCTGTTGTATATTCAGTTCCACCAGAGTGAGTTCCATTTGAGGTAGTAGAAAATCTTAAAGGATGACTGCTGTTGGTACTATCAGACTGATCAAATTTGTAAGTTTGGCCTTCTGTTAAAGTTAAAGTTGGAGCGCGAGAACCATCAATATAAAAATAATTTGATCCTAAGTAATCTGCTACAGTAACTGTATAAGTTGTTGGGCTAGGTGTTGGACTAGGACTAGGACTTGGACTAGGCGTTGCGGCTACTCCTGATATTGTTATTTCTCCTACACTTCCAGTTGATGGAGGAACTAAAAAGTTTGTTCCTATAATATCTGAGTTCATATAGTGTTGTTCATAAATGTTTGTATAAATAACAACTACAAAACCTTCACCAACTTCTTTGTCTGTATTTGGTCTAGGCTCATATAAAGCCTCTGGATCCATTACATGAGGCAAAGGCTCAAGCTGTGGATGTTTAGGCTCATAACACTCAGGACAAGTCTTTAAACCATTCCATTCTTTTTTTAATTGTCTAAGAGGGTATTCAAAAGAACATCTATCGCATTGTGCTATTGCATACTTACCTGTAGCGTATGCCATACTAATATCCGTTTCTTAAATAAGGCGCAATTCTAAAAGAGGCCCTATCTTCATCTTGAGACAATGCTCTTTCGAATTCATCTTCATACATTTGTTTTAACATAACCACTCTTTCTGGAGCTTTTTTAATTGCTATGTAATATGCAAGTCCAGCTGCAAAACATGGATAAAATCTAAAAGGCATATCCATGGTGTTAGTCCCGGCATCAGCATCATCCATTCTTACTAGCTTGTTAAAAACCAATACATCAGTAGAGTTTTCTGGAGCTGGCCATATTTTTAAAATAGGAGTGGTAAGTTTATCTAGAAAAAATTGAGAAGGTCTAGACTTGGTTGATTTCGTTGGAATATTTAAATATTCACTTCTGCTAATCATAGACATCTGAAGATCTAAATTAGTTCCGTCAGTGTTTCTTCTTATTGAACAATCTAATATATCAATAACATTAGAGTTTAATGTGTAATCGTTTTGACCTTCAGTAACTGTTTGAGTTGATTGTTCTATGGTCCATTGATTAAGACCTCTGTTAGCCCATTCAGCAAGCATAAGGTTAATGGAACGTTTTGCAGTTTTTAAATCATAACCAGTTCTAAGCTCTAGGCCGCATCTTTCAAATGCTTCCTCTACGAACTCAGCTACATTTGGTTCAAAGTTTGTGCTGCCTGACAGGGCCATTGCTAATCCTCGTTGTATAAATTATCGAAAACTCGATTTACATCCAATGTATAGTCTAAATCAGATTTACTGTAATGTATATGTTGAGATGGTCTAAAGTCAGGCGCTCCTTCTCCAACCTGAAACCAAGCCGGGTGGGTAGCTCTAACTCTATTGTTTGGCAAAGCCACTATGTTTCCCGTCCATTCTCCTGCATCAAGTAGCTCTAAAACATGACTACTTTTATGTTGCGCTGGATGATCTGCTATTTCGCTTTCAGCATAATCAACTGTAAAGTAATATTTTGCTGGAAAAATTTCTCCATCTATTTTTGCAAGCCAAGGACACGGTGTTGCTCTATCAATAACATAAACTGAATTGTGATGCGAGGAACAATCCCAGGGTTGTGCATCATGTACTGCCATTGGATCTGGCCATTCTTCAAAAGGTGTATCTCCAACTAAAGCAGTTATAGGCATTCTTGCCCACATAGCGCCACCGTGAATTGTATCTTCTGGTTCGCCTTCTGCTTCTACGCCTGTAAATATAATATGAAAACCCAAACAACGATTTGGCATTGTGGTAACGCCAACTGCCATGGCATGTAAAAACTCGCCATGATATTTTTCATGGTTGTGCGTGTACTCTCTCCTTACCCAACATTTGAAATGCGGGACATTGCTATACAAATAAGCCAATATTTTCCTCTACGAAAATTTAGTTCTCTTCCTTCTATCAGACATTACTTTACCACATCCTCTTGCAATTCTTCTTACTTCTCCACCATTTTTTAATTTAACTTTTGCTTTTGTAGTATTTGCTACAACAGTCTTGCCTTTGTTTCCTGCTGATTTTTTCTTTTTTGCTGTAGAAGCTCTTTCTTCTTTTGATAGACTTTTAGCTTTTGAAAGGGGTAAACATCGATCTGGATTTTTTTTATCTGGACTCGTTCCACATTCTCCTAAAATAGAACCATCAGTTCCTATACGAACCCATTTTTGATTACGCCATTCTTTTAGCTGACCCATTAAAATACTTGTCTGTTTTGACGAGCCTGTCTACCGCCACCTACAAGACCACCGTCTTTCATTTTTTTTGCTTTCTTTTTAGAGCCTTTTGCGTAGTTTGGATCTTTGCAATATTTAGATGCGGCCATATTTGCATAGGCGCTTGGGTATGTATCAAAAGTTCTTTTAGCCCAAGCTTTACCTTTTGGGCATATTTTTCCACCACTTTTTGCTTTAGCCATTTAACATTTCCACCTTCGTCTTGCTTGACGTATTCTTGAGTTAGGATTATTCCTAGTTTTAGCAGAACTTTTTTTAAGCTGTCCGAGAGATCTAGCGCAATAAGACTTGCGTCTGTTAGCTGCTGTACTTCCTTTTTTAACTTTTCCTGTTACTGCTTTTTTAAGTTTAGATCCCGGATTAGCTTTTCGATAAGTTCTAATACCTTTAGCAGTCATACCAGCCCCGGACTTTGTAGGCCTGTAGTTAGCGCCTTTGCCCTTAGTTGTTTTGCGTATGGGCTTAGGTCTTTTTGGAGGTGTTCTTGCCATATTAATATAGTAGCACTATAGAAGTGCTACTACAAAAATTTAAGCAGCGAAGTTTTTAATTACAGTTAACACTATTACATACGAATCGCCACTTGCGTGACCGGTTGTAGTAAGAGCTATGTCTCCTGTTTTTCCACCTGCTGCTGCTGTATTTACCAGTCCGCCAAACTCTGTAAAGTCTTCTGAATCAGCATAGTTTTCGTTTAAGTCCCAGCAAATAGTATTAGTGGTTGCAACCCACAAAAGTTTTGCGCTCATCCCGAAGGTTGAGTAACAAATTTTTGCAAGACGAACACCAGTACATGCTTTGCCAAAGTTGTTAGGCTGTAAAGCACTAACATCTACTTTTACGACTGCTGACTCACCTGTACCATCAGATGTGCTAGTGAGCTGAATAACAGCAAGCCTATCACTATCTAACAGAATTGTTGATGTTGCTGCATCTGCCATAATTAGCTCCTACTTACGCGTCAGCAAATGGTGTAACTATTGTTCCTGAACCAATTAATAATGAATCGTGAACTAGATAAGTAACTGCATCAATAGCTGTAACTCGTACAACACTTCCTGCAATACCACCTTTAGTTGATCCATTCATAGTCATAACATCGTTAGATGCTCCTGGAACAAAAGCTTTCTTAGCGCCATCGTCTACAGCTACTAATACTGCACCTTCAAATTTGTCGGTACCATCAGTTTTAATATCTAAGTCTGTTGCTGCTGTTTCTATTACAAAATAGAAAGAAGCACCAATGTTGTTAGCTTGGTTAGGGTCTGTAGGATCGCTTGGAGTTGCTGATGAGATAGAAGGTAAAGTAAATTTACCGTCTGCATCATTACACAATAAGATTTTTCCTGCATGTGCATCTACTGTTAAAGTAGTATCTGCGGTTAAAGAAACAGAGTTATTAACCCCTGCTGAAATAAATCCTGCCAAAGATTTGACTGGACCTGAAAAAGTTGATTTAGCCATTATGTTCTCCTAACTAAATATGTTGCGCCATCTTTGGAGTAAGTCTGCCGAGCCAGTTGGTGCAACTATTAATCCCGGTTTAATTGATTGTAAATTAAATATCTGTAAAAAGAAAGAAAAAAAAGGGAGCCGAAGCTCCCTTTACCAATAGAATTGGGTTTATGCACCTTGTGATGCAAATAGACACCTTGGGTTTGAAAAACCAAAAGAATATCTTTCTCTAGCTTTGAATCTGACGTTGCCAGTATCAAAGTCACCTTCCATAGAAGTTGAAAGAGGAGATCTCTCGAAGTGTTTAAAACCATCAGGACAATCAGTCTTCAAGAACCATGCATCGTTGTCTGTTAAGAAATGGTTAACTGAATAACCTTCTGGGACCATTCCCATATTCTTAAGAGCATTGATGTCATTGTCAGAAGTGCTAACTCGGCCAGGAGTATTGAGTAATCTATCAGCCACAAATTGTAATTGTGGTGGGACTATCAATTTAGTTCCTTGTAGAGCAAGAATCATGTTTCTGTCATCAACAAAAGTTGAGATAGAAATGATTGCATCTTCTAATGAAGTCTCATTCAAGTCAGTATAAGTGCTTGGTCTGTTTGAGAAAGTACCGCCACCAGTTAATGGGTGAGCTGTACTTACTAGAGCAACACCATCTCCGCCAGTAAAACTGGATGAGAAAGCATTGTTCAACACAGAAGCAGCTTTTACTTGCTTTGTATGAGCCATAGATCTTGCTAGGGCTTTTGTATATCTAGCTCCTAAACGATCATATAAATTATCTTCGATTGCTTCTTCAGTAAGCGCAAATGCTAACGCCACAGTCTCGTGAGAGTACCTTGCAGTATAGCCTTCTGAAGCGTTGTCGAATGCGACTCCGTTTCCTTCAGCTTTTACTTGTGCGTTACCGAAACCTACTATTAAGGTTTCTTCTTCAAATGCTCTATCTGATGACTCAGTATCAAAGATTTCAGCATGCTCGCTTTCATAGCGATTATACTCCATCCCGAATAAGGCGTTTAGACCTGGTTCTAGCTCTTTAGCTAATTGTGAACGATTAATAGCCATTGTTAAACTCCCGTTACTTGAGCGTAGAAGTGCTCGTTGATTTTGACTACCATGTTAACGTTTGCTGATTGAGAACCAGTACCTAAAGTATTATTCTCAGGATCGCCTGAAAACCCAACAATTCTGAGTTGGGCAGTAGTAGCAGCAGTAGTTCCGCTAATTTCAACTCCAGACTGTCCGTCTACAGTTGAACCAGCAGTGTATACAATGTCAGCGTTGTTACCAACAACTGTTTGTACAACTGAACCAGTTGCAGCGCTTTGTACTTCGAATAATGCATTAGGATCGTCAACAACGAAAGCCACCGCGTCTGATGAGACAGTACCGTTAGGCCAATAAGAGGAATAAATTATTTCTCCATTAGAATCGGTATATCTGCATCCCCTAAAGACTCCCAGTAATTGATCACCAGCAGCAGCTACTAAAATAGTACCTGTGTTCATCATCTTAACTGGATCGCCTGAAAATATGTTTCGGC